AGGATTTGTCAGTGCTATCCATTGCGCTTTTGCAGCCAATTTACGATCTGCAGCTGCAGAACACCCAGTTTTGCCAGAACATGCCTTATCGTGTTCACGACAAGCACAATCCAAAGCATCTACGCACCTAGATCTAAAGTCCCCGCCTTGGAGTTTGTAGTCTCGTGCCGAGATGTTTCTACCGTCTGTCCAGTTGGGTCCACACCAGCGGCCATGAATAGCCACCAAGTTAAGCACCTCAAGCAGATAGTACTTCAGATTGTACCAAAGCAGCATATGTTGAAGCATCTGCCTTAGCACGGTAGCCCCACATTCTTCCCTGAACACCCTTTGTTGCAAGGTTGTTATCACCAACAAGTTGAACAAAGAAGTTGTTTGTTGCGATCAAGGAGATGTAATCAACATTAGCAGGAATAGTAGAATCAGCTGCTCTCTGGAAAGCAACGCCGCCATCAACAAATCCAGCAGCACGAATTGCTTCACGAGCAGTTGCTATACAGTTAGTGTTACTTAACGCCTGAACTCCAGTTTGTGAAGTAGAACAAACTGATGCACGAGTACTTGTATCTGTAGCAGCCAGAGCATCTGGGTTAGCAACATCTAGATCTACGCCAAGAACGACGAAGATTTCGTTGTTAAGAACATCAAGTTGTAGTGCAACTTCTTCTTGAATGAAGGTTCCTGGTACGGCTTCTGATAAACTAAACGATATGGCTATGGTGTCTGAGGTTTTTTTGAATCCCATGTCTGGTCCTACACAGCCCCGGATTATAATCTTCGCGGCGGAGCCGCCCCGAGGCTTTGGAGGGAGTGTCCACCTCCAAGTTCCTTATCACCACCACCCCCATGGCATACCAACCATATTTCTAACCTTCGTGGGATACCCCATGGGCTTTCTTGGGACATATATATATCAAATGACTAATTCCTTGGCAATATGAGACAGAAACTCATTACTTTGGACCCAACTTCTTGGGACCTCGCAGCCAAAAAACCCAACTTTTCACAGTGGGTTCGTGACCAACTACGATCAGAACGCAATAAAATTGGTGCTAAATCGATGTGGTGTAGATCATGTAGAGCTAAACCAGTTAAAATTGGCAATGCATATTGTAGAGATTGCCAAATTGAAATGGGATTTGGTGAAGAAGAATGAGAAAAGGTGCTTTACTCCAACAACTAATGTTGTTAAGGTCTGCAGTTGGGAATGTAATTGATAATAATCCTAATGTTTGTCATATTACAATGAACGAAATTCACCAATGGATTGATGATATTCTAGCGGAGTTGACATCATGACTGTTCCTTGGTGCAATAACTATTACAAAATAGGCTGGAATCATACTATTTGGGTATGCCATGTATGTGGAAATTTGTTTGATTCTGAAATATGCTGGTCTTTTACTGGAGAATGCTATACCTGTTATCCGCGACCGGACAAAATGAAAGGAGATTTAACCGAAATGAAAGAATACGAAGCAAGAAAGGAGGAAGATGAATGAAACTCGCTTTAGTTTGTAAGATCTGTGACGAGATTACCTGGATAAAGATTGACAATTATGTTATGTCAACAGATCGTAGATACCACATCTGTACTGAATGCGATGAAATTTAACGCTTCAATGCTTTTCTTGTAGCTCTATGAGCGCGCTTCATCAATGCTGTAATCTTAGTTCGAGGATGTTTTCTCTTTAACATCTTTAGTTGCCTACCTACTTCTCTCTGATATTTCGAGCGTTTGCGTCTCTTAGGCTTTTGGACCATTTCACGATCTGCTAAACTAGCACCTTCTGATTCTCTTTCACTACTAATTAGTGATCGTAATGCTTCGTATTCTTCTAATGTCATTGTTACTGTTGGCATATTATCTTCCCCTAGTTATTGATGCGAGTGCTATTCCTGATGCAATTACTTGTGCAACGCTGCGTAATTTAGGATTTGTCAGTGCTATCCATTGCGCTTTTGCAGCCAATTTACGATCTGCAGCTGCAGAACACCCAGTTTTGCCAGAACATGCCTTATCGTGTTCACGACAAGCACAATCCAAAGCATCTAC